AGCCACTATAAACGCAACTATAAAAGGAGAAAATGCTAATAGTTATGTCACATTGACAGAAGCTAATGATTATTTTGATACCTCCCCAGATTCTTCTACTTGGACAAACAAAACAGATGATCAAAAGAAAAGAGCACTAATATCTGCTGCTAGATGGATTGACACCTTAGTTTTTTATGGAGATAGATGTGATGATGGTCAGGCACTTAAATTTCCTAGAAATAATTATCAGGTAGATGGTGTTGAACTAGCTTGTTCTAAAATTCCTAATGGTATCAAGTATGCACAATATGAATTAGCTAGAGCTTTGGCAAATGATACTGATGCTATTACAGGAACTACTGGTAAAGATGGAAATTTTGAAGAAGTAAAATTAGGAGATATTCAAGTTAAATACAATACTGCAAGTCAAGGAACTGGATCTATAAATAATATTCTTGATGTTTATCCTTGGTTACAAAGTTATCTTGGAGCATATATGCTTGGTGGAGCAGGTAGTTTCCAAATGAGGGTGGTTAGAGGATAATGGCAGGTCAATTAGATTCATTATTAAAAAATGTAGCGAAACAAGTTGTAGCTGATTTAGGAGATTCTTTTGATTCCTCTATTGTTTATACAAGAAAAGCATCGGGAAGTTATAACACAAGTACAGGTGTTTATTCTACAAGTGACACGACTTACAGTATCAAAGCTCCTGTTGAGTTTGTTATTTCTACTGAAGATGATGGTAGAGAAAGAAGAGAAGCAAAGGTTTATATTACACCTGATTTGATAGGAGATAATCAACCTAATTTTCAAGATGAAGTTACATTAACTTATGCTGGATCTACAAGAGTAGGACAAATAGTTAATATAGATACAAGACAGGGTGGACAGACTTATCTGTTTACTTTATTAGTGAGGTTTTGATGGCTAAAGATTTTTCTAAAAGTAATGTTAAAGGTGAATTAAAAGATCAACTTAATAGAGATTTAAATATTTTTGTAAGACAAGCATTGGTTAAATTGTCACGAGAACAAGATCCTTATAGTCCTATTGATACAGGATTTTTTGCTTCAAGTTGGAAAGCTGGTAGAACAAGACCAAGACCACAAGATGCAAGAGAAAGTTTTGCTCCTTGGAGTAATATTAAACCCACAAGAAAAGGACAGAAATCTTCTGAAGCGAGAATCGAACCCAGATTTATAGATAAAATTAATTATAATTTTAATATTTATGAAAAAGTATTTATTGGGAATACAAGTAAATATGCTGCATTTGCATTGGCTTCTGATCGAAGTAGATTAGTAAGATATTTTAAAGCAGATATAAAACAAGATATTGATAGTATATTTAAAGAGAAGAAACCTAAAATTGGTCTTGCTACACAACCATTTAAAGGTGGTCAGGGTGGTATCGGACAATTTGCAGATCCTACGAAGACATTTGTTGAATACACAGATTTATGACTTTAGTTAATACAAGAGCAGCTTTTGAGAAGGCAGTGACAGATGCGGTTGCAGCAGTAGATGCTACTGTCGAAATGGTTTATGACAATATGGTTTATAAAACACCAGGTAAGACTAAAAAATATATTGTTATGTCAGTAGATTTTGCACAAGCAACAAATCAAACACAAGGTGCATCTGAAGATTATTACTCTGGCGTTATTCAATGCAATGTTTATGTACCAAAAGGTAAAGGTAGTTCAGTTTTATCTGCGATAGGAGAGGCTGTTATTGATGGATTAACTTCTGTTAATGCGTCTAATTATACAGATACCTTCAATTGTTCTCCTAGAGTTGCGGATGTTTCTGGCCCTGCACCGATTAATATTGACGATTCATCACATTTTTTAGGTTTAATATCTTGTCAATTTTCTGCTAATGCTTAGTATACTAAAGTAGGTATACTAATTTTATGACTAGAGCAGTTGATCTGTTGAAAAATAACTTCGGTGTTTCTCAACTCTATAAACATGATGTAATTAAAAATGGTAAAATTATTCTTTCTGTTTATTGGCATCCATTAACCATTTCAGAAAAAGAAGTTATTGTAAAACAATCAGGAAATTTAGTAGATAATTTTACAGATTATTCTCTACAAATGATGATTTTAAAAGCACTAGATAAAGATGGGAATAGATTATTTCAAGATGGTGATAAAGCTTCTTTAAAAAGAGAAATTGAATCTTCTATATTAGATGAAATACAAGCTGCAATGATAAATATGGGTGTAGAAAGGGGGGTAGATGAGGCTAAAGCCGATTTAAAAAGCGAATAGTGATTGGAAATTTATTTTTACATTAGCTAAATTACTTCATAAAACAGTAAATGAGTTATGCAATACTTTAACGCATGAAGAAATGATAGGTTGGGCTGCTTTTTTTGAGATAGAAAATGAAGAATATGAAAGGCAAAAAAAACAAGCACAAACAAATAGTGCTTTAAGAGGTAAAAGAGGTACAATTAGATAAATGTTTTGTTTTTATAAAAAGTGGCAAATTATGATGTCAATTTAAGTGTAAAAGTAAGAGCAGGACAACTTGATGCATTTAATAAAAAATTAGATCAAACAACTAAAAGAGTTGAGTTAGCTAATACAAAATTAAGAAATGCAGCAGATATTATTGGATTGAGATTACCTCCGAGTTTAAATAATTTAAATGCAGTACTTAATAAAGCCACAAGTAATTTTCAAGAAGCTACAAGAGGAACAATAAGTTATGGAAGAGCATTATTTGATCTTGTAAAAGTAGAAGAAATTTTAAAAAAAGAACAATTTAAATCTGTTGTTGATTTAAATAGAGCAAGAAAAAAATTAAATAAAGAACAAAGAAATGAAAGAGCAAGAGAATTAAAAGAACAAAGAAGATTAGCAAGAATAGAAAAAGAACGATTGGCACTTAGAGGAAGAATTGCTCCTAATTTAATGAGTTTAGGTGGTGTAGCTGGTGGTATTCAAGAACAATTTCAACAAGGAGGTATGTTTGCTGCTACTAGAGCACAAAGAGCTAGAGGTGCTGTAAGTAATGCTCTTATTGGTGGAGGTTTTCCTTTGTTATTTGGGCAAGGTGCTTTAGGTGCTGCTGGTGGTGGTATCGGTGGTGCTGTCGGTGGTGCTTTAGGAGGTCCATTTGGTTTTGGTTTATCAATTGCAGGTACTGCTATTGCGACAAGAGTACAAGAATCTTTAGATTTTGAAAAAGCAGTTCAAAAGCTTAACAAAGCCATAATTGCTACTGGTGGCAGTTCAACATTTACTTCTTCACAAATAAGAGAGTTTGCAAAGTCATTGAATATGACAAAAGAAGAAGCATTGGATGCTGTAAAATCTTTTGAACAATTTGGAGCTTCTACTCGTATTGCATTAACAAAAGCATTTGGAGATGAAGGCACATTTAATATGCTTGCAAGTTTAAAAGACAATGCTTCAATCCTTCAAAATATGGAAGAATTGTCTAAAAAATTAAGTTTTGAACAAACAAAAGTTGTTTTAGAAGTACTTAAAACACAAGGAGCTAGAGCAGCAGAAGAGAAAATTATAGATTTAGTTTTTGAAAAACAAAGAAAATTAACGACTGAGGTCAAAGAACAAGTTGGTGCGGTTGGTAGATTGAGAAAAATTAGAAAAGAACAACAAGCAGAAAGAGATGCTGATTTTGAAAAAGCAAAGTTACAAGGTCAATTAATTTTAGATTTAACAAAAGAACGTACTGAAGAATTAAGAAGACAATCAATCATTAGTGCTCCTGATGATGAACTTAAAAAACTTTTAGATCCTTTATTTCAAATTGATGCTTTAGGTAAAAGTATTGGTTCAAGTTTTTCTGAGTCATTTAAAGGTATTGTTAAAGGCTCTATGTCTGCTCAAGATGCTTTAAGAAATTTATTTAGTAGAACAGCAGATCATTTTCTTGATATGGCTGCACAAATGTTAGCTGCACAGATAAGATCAGGTATTTTCGGTTTATTTAGTAATTTATTTGGTGGTTTCAGTATTACTGGAGGAGCATCATTAACAACTGCTACGGGAACAAATATAGGAAAAGCAGGTTTTATGCCTTCAAATCCTGCATTTAGAGGAGCTATGGCAGAAGGTGGACCTGTTAAAGGAGGCAGTAGTTATTTGGTAGGAGAACGAGGACCAGAATTATTTAGCCCAGGTGTATCAGGAATGATTACACCAAATCATGCTTTGGGTGGTTCAACAAATATAGTAGTAAACGTAGATGCTTCTGGTTCAAATGTAGAAGGAGATGAAGATGAAGGTAGAGCATTAGGTATTGCATTATCAGCAGCTATAGAGACAGAATTAATTAAACAGAAAAGACCTGGAGGTTTACTTGCATAATGGCTACTTTTCCATCAATTACACCAACATACGGACAACAGAAAAGATCCGCACCAAATACTAGAACAGTTCGTTTTGCAGATGGATATGAACACAGAATATTATTTGGACTTGCTGCTCATCAAAATCCTAAGATATTTAATCTTACTTTTAACGTATCAGAAACAGATGCGGACACCATAGAAGGATTCCTTGATAGTCGTGCTAATGATAGTGCCAGCTTTACTTTTACTCCACCAGGAGAGGGTTTTACCAAAACAGGAACTTACTCTCAATCAGGAACTACAGTAACAATTACAATTTCAAGTCATGGTGTAGCTGTAGGAGATGAACTTACTATTGATTACACTTCTGGATCTGCAACTGATGGTACATTTCTTGTTGCTTCTGTAACTGATTCAAATGTTTTTACTGTCACTGCTGCTGCCAGCGCTACCAATAGTGGTAATGTTTCGATTACTTTATCTGGTGCTGGTCAATATGTTTGCGAGAACTGGAATAAATCTATACCATATAACAATAGAGCAACAATTCAAGCAACATTTAGAGAGGTGTTTGAACCATGAGTAGTTCTGCTATTGTTAGCAATCTTCAGAATACAAATCCCTCAGCAATAATTGAATTATTTACTTTACAACTTGATAATAGTTTGCATGGTGCTACTACTATTTACAGATTTCATGCAGGTAGTAGTCTCAAAGATAATGGAGAAATAGTTTGGGCTGGTAATACTTATCAAAGATTTCCAATAAAAGCTGAAGGTTTTGCTTTCAGACAAGGACAGTTACCTAGACCTACATTAACTGTTAGCAATGCACTAGGAACTATCACAGCTATTTTACTTAGCGTAAATACAACAACTGCTGGTAATGATCTTACTGGTGCAACTGTTACTCGTATTAGAACTTTGGCAAGATTTCTTGATGCGGTTAATTTTCCTGGAGACATAAATCCTTACGGAACACCAGATTCTACAGCAGAGTTTCCGCAGGAAATATATAAAATAGATAGAAAATCAGCAGAAAATAGAGAGGTGGTTCAATTTGAATTAGCTTCTGTATTTGATCTTGCTGGTATTCGTGCTCCTAATAGACAATGTACTAGAGCCGAGTTTCCTTCTATTGGTACGATTGCCTCATGAATTGGAAAGACGCTGCTCTTAATCATGCTGAAACAGAAGATCCAAAAGAATCTGTTGGTCTTTTGTTAAATATTCGAGGAAAAGAAAGATATTATCCTTGTCGTAATCTTTCAATGACAGCACATCAATGTTTTATTCTTGATCCAGAAGATTATGTAAAGGCTACAAATGTAGGAGAAGTCACTGCTGTTGTTCATAGTCATCCTACAACACCTCCAGAAGCTAGTCAGGCAGATAAAGTTGCCTGTGAACAAAGTGGACTTCCGTGGCATATTGTTAATCCTAAAACAAAGAAGTGGGGATATTATGAACCACAGGGATATGAAGCACCTTTGCTTGGTAGGCAATGGGTATGGGGTATTACAGATTGTTGGAGTTTGGTAAGAGATTATTATAAACAGGAAAAGGGTATAGAGTTGAAAGACTATGAAAGAACAATTACTCCAGAAGAGTTTATGAAAGATCCTTTGTTTGAAAGCTATGCTTGGCGAACAGGATTTAGAGAACTTAGACCAGATGAAAAGTTACAAACTGGAGATGTTTTACTAATGAGCATTTTAGATTCAACTTTAAATCATGTAGCTATTTTCCTTGGAGATGAGGTATTACATCATTTAACCGATAGACTATCTTGTAGAGAACCATATTC